CATATGATGTTTTCAAGTGTATCGAAGACCATTGGGACATTTTCCAGCCCATATTCAAAACTGAAGAATGTCCATATTATCTTAGATACAATTGTGGGGCTCAGTTTATTGTATCTCGTACAGCAATAAGAAAACATCCGATATCTTTTTATAAAACATTATTGAGATATATTTTGAATGGAGGCGATGATCGCGCAAAGGCTGTTACACTTGAAACTGTATGGGGTATAATATTCGAAGAAGACAATAGCACAATTATGAATGATTTACATTACAGAGAGACGAGGTTCAACATAAGTTAAGACGACGGAACGTTTCAAAAAATAGATATGGGTTGGGGCATTTGCTTCGCACTTGACGCCAATGGTTACGTGTATTGTGCAGACGGCTGCAAGTGGCGCGCTCGCAAGAGCGACTATGCGGATTACCCGCCGTGGCCATCGGCTCAACAGGCGGTCCTCGATTACTTTGAGGGCGATGCTCATGGAGAGCTCGACATGGTCCGTGACGAGTGTCCGGGAACTGCAGCTGCTTTGTGTGCGGCGTGCGATGAGCACATCGGTATGGCCCTTTGTCAGTATGACAACATGACGGATGATGAGAAGACCAAGGCTCACGAGGTTTGTATGGCTGAGTTTGAGGGCGATCTCGTCCGTGCCAAGGATGAACTCGCAAAAGCCCTCGAGATGTACAATGAGGCTAAAAAGGCCTGGGTCGAGTACAAGAAGAACCCGCCCAAGGTTAAAAAGGCCAAGACGCGTGCCGATGAAATCCGTCAGCTCATCGCGCCTCTACGTATCGAGCTCGAGATGGAGGAGGTGGCCGAGGAGTGTGATCGCTTGCGTCGAGCCAAGGCTCGTGCGACCCGGCTGCTCAACCTCGAAAAGAAATTTACACTTAGTTAAACAGTCTCTGCTTCTTAAATGAAGGATGCATCCAAGAGTCAAAGAGCTCCTGGCACAAACATATGCCGACCAGCGTAGTCAGGAGTGGCTCAATCTCCGTGGGAATCTCCTGACTGCGAGTGATGCTGCAACCGCCATCGGCCTCAATCCATATGAAAAGCCCGAAGGACTCTTAGCGAAAAAGTGCGGCGCGGCGCGTCCGTGGGCTGGAAATGAAGCGACGGCTCACGGAACGCGCCTCGAGCCCATGGTTCGTGATTTGTACGATATGCGTCACGGACAGATTTCACACGAGATTGGGCTCGTACAACATCCGGTACACAAATTTCTTGGTGGAAGTCCGGACGGCATTACCGAATCGGGTCGACTCCTCGAAATCAAGTGTCCTTTGAGCCGTAAAATCAAACCCGAAGTCCCAGGGTACTACTTGCCACAGATTCAGCTCCTCTTGGAAATTATGGATCTTGAAGTGTGCGATTTTTTACAGTACAAAGAGGGTCCTCCCGAGGAGTTTGTCGTCGTCGAGGTTGCACGAGATCGTGAGTGGTTTGCACATTATCTCCCAGTCATGAAGGCGTTTTGGGACCGCGTAATTGCGATGCGTCAGAAGGGTATATGCGATGTTGATATTGATGATGTCGAGCCTGAATGCGAAGTTGAGCTGAATTAATTCTCCCATTGACCAAAACATCCACGAATGCATTCAGCGTAAGCATCTTTGATTGTTTTAAGTCCATTGTATCCGTGAAGGGTTGCAAGCAGCCCATCACGAATGTCACACGCCTGTTGTCTTTCTTTATTGGCTATGGACACAAGCATACCCTGTATCTCAGGGCTGAGTGCATCCCATGCCTCTTCAGCCTCAAGCCATGCTGTTCCAGAGTCATCACCGGGAGACTTTTTGTCCTGGATCCAGCGGATCATATATGTATACGCCGCCCTGCTGAGTGAATCGCGCTCGAAGACATGTTCTATTTCACCGTTGAGAATGATTGCGAGTTCGCCATCGATCATGCTAAACTCACTCAGATGCGAAGCATCTACTGCCTGTTGTAGGGAGGACTTTCCGTCTTCGACGGAAAGGCGGCGGCTCATGGTATAAAAAAACCTGACATTTTTAAAATAAGAATGAAGCACCTCATCGGACGTATCTCGGGTGTTCACTTCAAATACATCGATGAGATTGAGCCTCTGATGGAGGAAATTGCAGACAAGTGCAGGTTGACTGTCGTCAGCAGGGCGTTTCACCAGTTTGAGCCATTCGGTGTGACTGGCGTACTCGTTCTGTCTGAGTCTCATTTTTCTGTACACACATACCCCGAGAACGACACGGTATACCTCGACATTTTCTGTTGTGCCGACCATTTCGACCCAGAAGAGGCGGGTCACATCATCCTGACGACGCTCAACGGAACGAGTGCAGAGTGGCAGGTTGTGAACAGAGTATAAAATTCAATCGGACACGAAGTGTCCGATTATCATCGGTCGACGGCGGACAACAGGCACTTCGCGCCTGTTGTACTAAAACATTGAGACGTATTCAAAGCATGACGCACCGTCTGTATCAACTCTTGCTTGAAAACCCACGCATCCCAATCGTCATCGCAAGTGGTCCAGCCGGTACAGGAAAGACGATGATGGCTTGTCATGCCGCCTCGAAGCACGCTCGTCACGTCGTACTGACTCGTCCAGCCGTCTCTGTTGATGAGCAACACGGGTTCCTTCCTGGAACAATTGACAAAAAAATGGACCCATGGGTTCGTCCCATGAAGGATGCAATGTCATCCAAGACAAAGTTTGAGGTGTGCCCTCTCGCGTACATGCGCGGTCGAACATTTGACAATGCGTGGATCATTGCCGACGAGATGCAAAACTCGACCCCGAATCAGATGCGTATGGTGATGACCCGTCTCGGGAAGGACTCCAAACTCGTCATCACAGGTGACACGGGTCAGTATGATCGTGGGTTTGAAAATAATGGATTATCTGATTTGCTGAGCCGTCTCGAGGACTACCCAGTTATTGGACTCGAGCATGTACGTTTTAGCGAAAATGATATTAAACGTCATGAAATTATCAAGGAGATTTTGCGTTTGTACGCTTTTTAGGATACGGAACAAAACCGTATATATTTTCAAGTTTGAACCGACCTCTACTATCTGGCGTGCTCACAAAGTAAACACCTGGTGGGGTGTTTTTCCACTGGGTCACTCTCGGGGATGATGAATTTCTCATCACGAAGCGACCACTGGTCGCAAACCCCTTTCTTCGGATATTACTTTCGAGCTTTATATGCTTACGCAATTTATTCCAGAGCTTCATGACGTTTTCGCGAGACTCTTTTACAGGACTCAGCCCTGACACGCGTCTGGTGGCACTTGGTCTATACTCGTGTGTCCGTTGTCCTTTTATAAGGTGACCCATATGATTAAATAAAATATTTTAATACGTCATTCATCATCATTCAAAAGTGACCAAAGGACGCTCTTTTTGGGCTCTCTGGGGTCCGAAAGGAACATCTTCCCTTCTGGACCACACTTGGACTTGTCCAGTCTGACCGTGTCTGAGAATTCATATACAAGTTTACCACGTCCTCTGTATGCCACATATCGTGTACACATCCCTGTTCGTGGGTAACGACCGGGTTTGTAAAATATACACTTTTCACAGTTTGGAACGGGCTTCATAATCTAAATTGAGAATTTCACAGCGGAGATTTGCATACACCGTCGTGTTGAAAACTTCCATGACATTGTCGATAACACGTTGAATGTGTTCGTCTGGATCAACGGGCCATGACACGTTCATTCCGACCCATGTACATTGCTGCAAAAGTACTAGGTTTTCTTCACTAGGTACACATTCAAATGCATCTTCGAGTACCCGATTCACTTCACGGGCGTTCCTGTAACGAAACTTGTTGTTTTGTTTCCAAAAGATACGATCCGTATGCTCGAAAAGGTAGATTTCAAGACCATTGCGAATACGGTACCCAAGAATATCAAGTATCTCGTCTTCCATCTTAGATTCTCATGACCCCGCGGTTTTAGGTCACTGATCACTTCGTGACCAGTGACCGCCGCTGCACCGCTACGCGGCGAAGGAGGTGTGCTTCACACACCTCCGCCTATTAAAGTTTACCCTGCTCTTTATCAGTATGGGTCACTACGAAACACTCGGTGTTAAGCAGGATGCATCTGTGGATGAGATTCGAAAGGCGTACATAACTCTGGCACGCATCAATCACCCCGACAAAGGAGGCGACGCTGAAAAGTTCAAAGAAATTGGACAGGCGTACGAAGTGCTGAACGATCCAGAAAGACGTGCACGCTACGATCAGTTTGGAACTGATGAACCTCAGCAGCAGCCACAGGGTCCAGACATTTCAGAGATTTTCCAACACATGTTTGGTGGGATGGGTGCTCCACAGCAACGGAGTCGGGACCGGCAGCACACGATAGACCTGACACTCGAACAGGTGTACACCGGTGCTGACAAGACGATCAAGGTGCCTGTGATTAAACACTGTCAATCGTGTGCCATGCAATGCCCTCGATGCCAAGGGAAGGGAATGATGGTTCAGGAAATGATGGGTATGATGGGTCAGATGTTTGCCCGCCCATGCGACCAATGTCAGACGTCAGGTGTCGTACGAAAGGGGTGTCCGGGATGTAATCACAAAAAAACGCACGTGGATAATGTCATGATCAATTTACACATCGAAAAAGGGATACATTCAGGGGCACAACATAGACTCAGGGGACTTGGGGAACAATCGCGGTCGAATCGTGAAGGAACGGGTGATCTCATTATTACATTCAATGTCAAGCCTCATCCTACATTTGAACGCCGTGGTGAAGACTTGCGGTATGTCATGACTGTCACATTTCAAGAATCTGTCGAGGGACTCGATGTGACCGTACCTCACTTTGGTGGTCCTGTAAAGTTCAACACGCTCAAAGAGTTTGGCATTTTGGATCCTCGAAAAGACTATGTGATACAAGGCAAAGGACTGAATGAAAGATCGAACCTCCTCGTTAATTTTGATGTACAGTACCCAAAACGTTCCTAATGAGTGGTTTGGGTCTCGGGTTTCCGTGTCGACACATAGGACACGTCACTGCCTGGAACGAAGCGGTTCGACTTTGTCTCCACGACTCGAAGCAGTTGATATGGAAATGATGTCCGCATGCAGTCTTGGTTGTTGTTTCCCGTGTAAGGTCACAGTAACATACAGCACATTCCGTCGGTACATCTGGTGGCGGAGGAAGGAGGTTCGCTTTTTTCGCATGTCTCCAGCACATAGGGTAGGTTTTGTATTTTCGGCACTTGCACTGTGTCCCGCCATGAACCATCTCCGGGCACCGTGCATAATCCGCGGGAATACCTCGCGGGGCTCGTTGTGTCGGAATATCTGTATGAATCCGACACGTCGTACATCCAACCGCACACTTATTTTTACATGGTGTACCGGCACGTGTCAATGCTGGGCACGGGAGTCGTACTGGCGGAGGAGGACGCGGTGGGCGAGGAGGACGCGTGTATGTTCGGTGTGGCACAAACCCGTGGGTTCGAAGAAGAGTTGCGACGACCGGAGGAATATATAAATTGGCACGATCTACCTCTAACACTATACTCGTCAGACGTTCGATGAGTGTAGCCATTGTTTGATAATGTGTACGAATTTTTTAT